ACCAATACTAATTGACAAGGCTTGCAAAACACCTGGCTTGGAAATATCTGTTGTGTCCGAAACCATACCACATCTAAGACGTGGCGCAATGAAGGACTTTTTAAAGATAATGGAATGGACAGGCCGTTACGTTGATGCAAATTGGAATAGGTCATTGTTAACATATCGATTTGTAAATGGTAGTTACATTGAATTTTTTAGCGCGGAGCAAGAAAGCAAATTGCGAGGCGCAAGAAGAAACGTGCTTTATATCAACGAGGCAAACAACATTGATTTTGAAAGCTACCATCAATTGGCTATTCGTACAAGTGGCGATGTTTATTTGGACTTTAATCCTACAAACGAATTTTGGGCGCATACGGAGCTAATGCAAGATGGCGATTCACAGCATTTAATTTTAACTTATAAAGATAACGAGGCGTTACCTGCAACTATTATTCACGATATTGAGCAAGCAGAAACAAAAGCGTTAACATCTTCTTATTGGTCTAATTGGTGGACTGTTTATGGATTAGGTCAGATTGGTTCGGTTCAAGGCGTTGTTATTGATAATTGGAAACAAGTCGACAAGATTCCTGAGGATGCTAAGTTAATCGCACACGGAATGGATTTTGGTTTTACGAATGATCCGACAACATTAATTGCAGTTTACAAATCAGATGGCAAAATTTGGGTTGATGAATTATTGCATAGAACCAACATGACCAATAACGATATAGGCAACTTTTTAAAAGCTATGTCATTTAATCGCAATGAGTTGATTTGCGACTCAGCAGAACCTAAATCAATCGAGGAACTAAGGCGGCAAGGTTTTAATGTGCGTGGTGCGGTTAAAGGACCAGACTCAATAAAGATAGGCATTGACATTTTAAAGCGAAATGAGTTGATGGTTACAAAGTCAAGCGTTAACTTAATTAAAGAATTGCGCGGTTATGTTTGGGAAACCGACAAAGAAGGAAAGCAAACAGGCAAGCCAATTGATAATTTCAACCATTTAATTGATCCTTTAAGATATGTTGCGTTAATTCATTTGACGAATAGAGCCAGTGGAAAATATGCAACAATAAACGTGTAAAATTATATATTAAACAAATGATCACATCATACGACCAACTAACAATTAAACAATATTTGCAATTAAAACTAATTGCAGAACTTGAATCTGACCCACTGATTAGGAAGATGAAAATGCTTGCCGAAGTCAGTGGGCAGAGTCTTGAATGGGCAGAAGCATTACCAATTGGCGAATTAATTTCAAGGCTTGAAAAGCTAGACAGAATTGCCGAAATACCTGAAGGTGGAAAAGTCAACATGAAACTTAAAGCAGGTGGCAAAAAGTGGATTTTAAAATGGAGAACACAAGATTTGCTAGGCTCGCAGTATATCGACTCAATGCATTTCTTAAAAGACGAATCTAAGATTGAAAAAAACATTCACAACGTTTTAGCATCAATAGCCGTTGAAGTAAATTGGTATGGTAAGGAATTACCTTACGATGGAAATAATCACAAGGAACGCGCGGAAACATTCAAGAACGAATTAAAAATGGCACAGGTTTATCCTATCTATGTTTTTTTTTGCGAGTACTTCAAGACATTAACCGACAATATTCAAACTTATTTGATAGCGGAAGCGGAGAAGGTAGTGAAGGAAGTGGGGGATCATTTAGAGATAAATGGGGTTGGATTGCAACCATAAACGATATGTCAAACAACGACAGGCAAAAGTGGGATTATTATTTTAATTTAAATGTGATTGAATTATTGAACACTGTTTCGTTTATGAAAGACAAAGGCGAAAGCGATAAAGCAGAAATTGAAAGGATGAAAAGAAATGGCTAATGATGCCGCATTAAGAGCGTTGGGTAAGAAGTATGGGCAAAGCACAGAAGACTTTGCAACTGCATCGGGCAATGTTCTTACTGATATTCTTGTTGCTCACTGCAATGAAAATATAAAATTGATGTCTAATCAAATCAAACTTACATCTAAATCAGGAAGCGCAAGCACATTAGCAAGTTCAATGGAATCAATGCCAGTACAAAAACCAAATTCGGTTTCGGTTAAAGTGGTGACAAGTGAATATTATTGGAAGTTTGTAAATTACGGAGTAAAAGGGTTAAAGCATTCAGCTAAAAAAAAGCAGCCTATTAAACCACCAAACGGACAAAAATATAAATTTAGAAATCTTGGAGTTCCTAAGAAAATGATTAAATCGTTTATGAATTGGGCAGCAAGAGCGGGCATAAAACAAGTAAACAATATAACTTTAAGCAGAAAAGGTAAAAGTAAAATACAAGGAATAAAAGATAATATTACTGTAGCAAAACAATTAGCAGTAATGACTAAAATCGGAGGTATTGAACCAAAAAACTTTTTAGCCAAAGCATTAAATGACCAAAGAAATAAACAACTAAGAAACGATGTTAAAGTTGCACTAGGTCAAACAATCAAAATCAATATAATAAATAGCATCAAATGAGCATAACAGTAGTAAGCAGTCCAAATACAACACAACCTGCATATAATCAAATGTTATTTAGTATAACATCAACAAGAACGGCAGAACCTAACTTCAACTTTATTGCTGATGTTTATGTTGCAGGAACTTTAGTCTCAAGATTGCTATTCCCAAAGCAACCTGGTTCAACAGGAATTACGATTGATATAGGCCCTGTAATTAAAAACTATGTTACTTATGATATGGCTAACGTATATTCAGCAACTTGGGCATTTAATAGCAATTCACAGATTGCATATTTTGTTCAGTTTGGCGAGTTGTATGACGTGGCCTCAGTTCCAACTGTATTTGCCAACTTAACACGCAACCCAACTTCAGGAAGTAAGTATGCTTTAAATTCAATATTTGATTTTGAGCAATTCACACCAAACATTATGGCAAGTTATAATGTTTCAACTTTTGGTTATTTGTTAAAAAATAACTCAATCACAATAAAGGAAGGGCAAGATTTATTCTTAAGCTATTATGATCCAAGTGCGGTTGTTGATTCAGGAAAGGTATTAAGTGGCCTTCCAGAATACATAGTCGCATCTACATCTGTTGCAAATCAATATGTTTATAACATTAGCGTGTTATGGTCTGAAATTGTTTCGCAAGGATTAGACACTGCGGTCATAGCCAATGGATTTTACGATGTAGAACTTTACGATAATGCTACAGCAGTTGTAGCAACGATAAGGGTTGCAGTTAATAGTTGTCAAGAAAAGTTCCCAATATACAGATTACATTGGTTAAATAACTTGGGTGGCTGGGATTCTTACAACTTTAATAAAGTAAGCCAAGAAAGCGAATCAATTGATCGCTCACAATTTAAGAAGATAACACCTTTGGGTTATACTGCCAACACGCGATTAATAACAACATACAACACGACTATAAAAGATAATGTGTTATGTACATCTGATTGGTTGAGCGATGACGAAAGCGTTTGGATGAAGTCTTTATTAGAATCACCAATTGTGATGTTAGAAAGAGAAGATAATACTTTTGTTCCAATCAACTTATCAGATAGCGCATACGATGTTAAAAAGTACATGAACGGCAGAGCATTGCACAACCTTTCAATTAGATTTGATTTAACTTATAATCGCTACAGACAATCACTATGAGAACCGAATTAAAAATATACAGTGCAACAACCTACTATAACATAGACTTGTTTGATAACGTTCCTATTCAGCTAGAAAAATCTATTGTTGACATACAAGAACCTGACCAACGCACATCGGATTTCACTAGAACGATTACTATTCCTGGCACACATAACAACAACACTATATTTTCAAACATATTTGAGGTCAATAATTCTGTTATAAGTGGGGGATTTAATCCAAATATAAAAGTAAACTGCATATTATTTCGTGATGGCATACCTCAAATGAGAGGTTTATTGCAATTAACAAATATCAAAATTGAAGACGAACAAAACGTAACCTATGATGTTGTAGTAATTGGCAGAAATGCAAACCTATTTCAAGATTTAGGCGATAAAATGCTGACAGAATTAAACCTATCGGCTTATAATCATACTTGGAATGGAACTAACATTGACGCATCTTGGACTGCTGCTATTGGTGTAGGATATGTTTACCCATTAATTGATAGAGGTTATTCGACAAACGAGCAATTTTATTATTACAAGGAAACATTTCCTGCGACTTATATCAAAAGTTTGGTTGATGCAATATTTAAAGATGCTGGCTATAGA